CTCAACAAGATCGTGACCGGCGAGCATCCGCTCTCGCAGGTCTACCAGTTGAAATCCGATGGTACCGAAGGCGGTAAGGACCTGTTCATCCAGGGCATCATCGGACAGTACCGCGAGATGGCTCGCAAGCAGGTGCTCGAGGAGTTCCCGGACCTCAAGAGCCAGGTGGAGGCAAAAAAGCAGGCTCAACGGGAATTGCGAATGCCCGTCCAGTAAATTGATTGTGCCCGCCCTTTGCCCCATGGTGCAAAGGATGAGGGCGCGAGCATGACGATTGAAGCGACTGCGACCGAAGTCGCTTATCAGTGCGATGGCACGACCACGCTGTTCCCGATTCCTTTCCCGTTCGACACCGCGGCGGATATCACCGTCACTCGCACGCTCGCCGATGGCTCGGCCGCAGCACTCAGCGCCGGGTTTTCGATCTTGGGCGGCAATGGTTCCACGGGGAACGTGCTGTTTTCCACGGCGCCCACCGGCGGCAAGATCACTATCGCGGACACGCCGGCTTTCACCCAGCCCACGGATTACACGGATAACGATCCGTTCCCGGCGGAAACCCACGAAAAGGCGCTCGATCGCGTGACGCGGCTCGCCAAGCGCTTAAAGCAGCTGGTGGCGCGCTCGCTCCACTTTCCCGATGGCGATCCGGCCTTAGATGGCGCCCTGCCACCTGTGTCCGGGAGAAAGGGCCTGGTGCTGATGTTCGATGCCTCCACGGGCCTGCCAACCGTGGGCGTGCCGACAACGCAGATCGTCACGGCTGGGACAGTGGGAAACCTGCTGCATCCGCAATCACCCGAAGAGATATCGATGGGCGTGATCCCGGTGAACACGGCCTATCCGGCGGGAGACCCATACCGCTACGGCGTGGTCGGCGATGGAGTAACGGATGACACCGGGGCGCTGCAGACGTGGGCAAAGGTGCCAGGGCCACGAGTCGGCCGGCCCATCACCTGCAAGGTGTCCGGACAGATCACCTTCCCGGCAAACTCCAGGGTGGACTTTCGCGGGATGGTGTTCGATGCCAGCGCCGGGGGCACCTTTGCCAATCTGGCGGTGCTGTATTGCGCTGGAACACTCGCGCAGATTTCCGGGCTCTCGGTCAGCCCTGCCAGTCGTGCCAACTCGCTGACATTTTCAGCCGCGCATGGCTTAAGCGCCGACGATGTGGGCATTATCTATAACCCCACGGATTCTAGCTGGTCTACGAAGCAGGCTTATTACCGGGCCGGTGAGTTCTTCAAGGTCGAGTTCGTCTCAAGCTCAGCGATAGTGAAGATTTGGGACTCGCTATATTCCGGCTATACGGCCGGCAGCGTGAATGTCTACAAGCTCGCGCAGAATGAGGTCGAGTTCGCCAACGTCACGGTAAAGGCGCCAGGGAGCGGTGTCATGTCCCCGATCAAGATCGTGATGGGCACCAAGGTGCGTTTGCACAACTGTAAAGGCATGGGTGCCGATTACACTGGGTTCAACCTCGACCGCTGCTATGACGTGGATATCACAGATTGCTCGGTCACGGTGCCAGTGCAGGTCGCTGCAGCGAAGTATGGCGTCTCCATCGGCAACAGCCAGCACGTGCGAATTCGTGGCGGCGAATACCGCTCCTTCCGGCACTGCTTCAACATCGGCGGCGATGACTTTGCCGGCGCGGTGCCGTGCCGTGATATTCGCATCAGCAATCTGCATGCGGCCAACGATGCGGTGGGCTCATCGTCCATGTGCCTGTCGAGCCACGCGAACGCGCAGAACACCTGGTTCGAGAATATCGATTGCATCGGCGGGGCGGAATTCGGGGGCACCGATATCCACTACATCGGATGCCGGTTCCACGACCAACCCTATGGCACGGGCGCGGCGATCTACGGTGGCAGCGAGTGGCGCTCGGGGCTCGCCGAAGTGCGCAACTGCCAAATTTTCGGCAGCCAGGCATACACGCAAGGCCTGGTTCGCATCTTCACCGATGCGAACACGATGGCCGACACCACCCTGGTGGTCGAGGACTGCTATGTCGAGATGCCGGCATGCGACACCTTCGTGCGGGCGGACCTTACGGCATCGACCTACAAGGTGAATGTCCGGGTCAACGACATCACCTTCTACAACTCGCCGAGCGTGACGCAAATCGTACGCATGGTTGGGACGGGCTCGGGGGGCGATGGTGATCACATCACCGTCGATGGCATCGTCAATGCGCCGAATGGGGCGAGTCTGTACACGGCGGTGTCCGGTTATGGTGCGACCGTGCGCACCAAGCTCATGCAGCAGATGGGCACGGCAGCGGTGGTGCCGGCATCGGGTGCCAACACCGCTACGCAGGCGGTGACATTCCGCTACTCCTACGGCAGCAAAACTCCGCGTGTGGTAGCGCAAGGCGATCAAACCTATGTGGGCACGCACGCGATCATCGTGCGCGCAACGTCCAAGTCCAACGCCGGATTTACTGCCTCGATTTACTCGGGGGACAACGCGAATTTCGGCGCCACATCGCCCACGGTGAATGTGGACTGGATCGCGGGATTGTCCGAATGAGCGATCCTACGCAAGAGCCCAACTGGATGCAGATGCTCACCGGTGCCTGCGTGATGCTGTTCGGCTGGATCGGCAAGCGCCTGCACTCGCGCCAGGATGCGTTCGAGCGCGAGTACCTGCAGCGCAGAGAGTTCACCGAGGCGATCGAGCAGATCCGCGAGGATCGGCGCGCTCAGCACCAGGAGAATCAGGAGGTGCTGAATCGCATCCACGAGCGCGTGGACCAGCTGTGGGATCGGCGATGAGCGGCCTGCGGGAGTCGCTCATCCTGCACGAAGACATTCGTGGCGTGCCGTACCCGGACCCACTCGGGCTGTGGACGGTCGGCGTCGGGCGATGCCTGGAGCGTAATCCGCTGACGGGCCCCGAATGGAAGGCGCTGCTCGATCGCCGGCTGATCTCCTTCGCGCTATCCAACGCCGGCTCCATGCTGCTGCTGGATAACGATCTGCTGGCCGCGCAGCAGCTATGCGCCCGATCGTTCGAATTCTGGCCGCGCCTGGATGAGATGCGCCGTGATGTGCTCATCGAGATGGTGTTTCAGATGGGGATTGCTGGCGTGCTGCAGTTTCGCACAATGCTCTCGGCAGTCAGTCGGGGCGACTGGGCAGCGGCAGCGGCAGCCGGGCTTGACTCCCTGTGGGCCAAGCAGACCCCGGCGCGCGCTCACGAATTGATGCACCGGCTGGAGTTTGGCACATGACGGTCATGGCCCCCTTGAGTCACCGCGGCACGGCCTACGCTCAAATCCTGCTGTCCTGCCTGTTTATCGGCGGTTACTTCATCGTCCTGACGATGTTCGTGCTGGGCCACGCCAAGCCCCCCGTCGAATACAAGGAGCTTGTCTCGGCACTCCTGTCGGTTCTGACCGCCGGCGTGCTGCTCATCCTCAATTTCTGGTTTGCCCGTCAACGTGAATCCAAGGAGCCCACGACATGAGTTTCAACGACGAAGAAAAGCAGATAGACGCCAAGCTGAGCGCCGCCTGGGCCCAGCACCGGCCGGCCATCATCGTGGTACTGGCGCTGTTGCTGGTGAGCCTGGTCATGTGCTCGCGCGCGCATGCCGGCACCGCCACGGTGAGCTGGACCCACCCCACCACCTACACCGATGGCTCGGCGCTCGCGCTCACCGACATCAGTCAGACCCGTATCGAGTACGGCACCTGCGCCGGCACGGCCTTCGGCACCAAGGCGGGCGAGCAGATTGCCACCGGCACGGCGACCACGGTCACGATTACGAACCTCGCGGTCGGCACCTGGTGCTTCCGAGGCTACACCACTGCCAAGGGCGTGGAGTCTGGCCCGTCCGTCGTTGCGAGCAAGGTCGTTCCGCAGGCTGCGCCGAATCCGCCCACGCTCTCCACCATCACCACGGTGGCCTACTCGGTCATCAAGTGGCGCACGCAGTACGCGCTCATTCCGGCCGGCACCGTGCCGCTGGGGACCGCTTGCCAGTCCAACATGCAGCTCGCAGGGCTGTACGAAATTCCCACCAGCGCCGTGAAAGCTCGTTTCAAGGCCGCGGTGTACTGGGGCCGGTGCGCGTGAGAAAGCCGCTGACCCCGGCTGAAAAGCTTGAACAGGCGCTGCAAGACATCTACAACGCCCAACGGCATACCGTTTCGCTTCTTCTTTCCATCAACACAAAGGTAAACAGCATCATGGCAACGCAAGATCAATTGGCCGCGGACCTGACCGCCATCAGTACCCAGGTCGCAAAGATCGGGGAGGAATCCAAATCCACACTCGCAAAGGTGGCAGAACTGGAAGCGCAGTTGGCCGCTGCCGGTGGCACTACCCCAGCCGTCGACGCCGCCCTGGCTGCCCTCAAGGCGCAGGTACAGGTGGTCGATGATCTGGTCGCCGATGCCCCGGCTGCGTGAAACGGCCTGAGCCGCGGCGCCTGTCGACCATGTACGTCACAACCAGTTTTGGCGTGTGGAAGGTAGGCGGCGGCAAGCCGTTCCGGGCCTTGCGGGAGTGCATGTACTGCAAGCGGCTGCATCGGCCCGGCCCGCATTTCTGTGAGGCCAAAGGCCGCATGGTGGCCGCATGAATCGGTTGGTGATTGAGATAGTCGCAGGCGTCGCGCTCCTGGCCGGGCTCGCCATCGCTTGGCACCTGCATGATCTGGCGCAGCAAAAGATAGGTGAGGAGCGCATTGCTGCGGCCACCCTCAAAGCAACGCAGGAAGGGCAGGCCAGAGAGGCGGCCAACCTGATCGCCGCGTATAACGAATCCCAGGAGGTTCTAGCGCATGTCGAATCTGAGAAAACGGGCATCGTGGCGGAGAATGCCGACCTGCTGCGCCGCATTGCTGCTTACCGCGTGCGCATCGCCGCCGCGCTACGTCCCAGCACCGTGCCCCAAGCCGGTGGTGATTCCGGCGTCCCTGCTGGTGTTACCCCACCCGCCGACGTACTGGCAGGAACGGCTCTCGAAGATCTTGCCGGATGCTCCCTCGACTACGCCATCGTCGGCACCCAAGTAGAGGGCATCAATCGGCTGGTGCACTAGCGAGGCAGTTCCGTTTGATGAACGCTGCATTCAGGCCATGCAAATATCTGGCAGTTCTCGCTAAGCCGTTTTTGCCGCAGCCGTTCGTAGGTTACAGGAGCTTTTGAGCGGAGTTCGCCCAGATAAGCGAACGCATGAATCGCGCTCAAGCCCCTCAGTTCACGCCACAACCGATCAAGGTCAACCAGTTCAGGCGGTTCTGTGAATCTCCACTCCGGAATACTCATAGACTTTTTCCCACGTTCAGAACGAGTCTCGCAGTTGATATTAGGTCTCTCGCTTCTTCGACAGAGGCCCCAGTGACAAGCCATCCAGCTCGAATAAACCCCTCTATTTGCCCCACCGCTCGGCGCAATATCTGGTTGGTTCGAGCACTTTCAGCCTCAACCTCAGCGATTCTCTGGCAATCATCACGGTGTGCAGCGTGCAACAGTTTGATTGCGTTGAGCGTCTGCTGCGGATTGTTGCACCCATCTGGCGGCAGCCCCAATTCTTCGTCAATTTTCGCAAGTGTAGAAATCGCTTGTAAAAAAAGATCATTTGTACTCATAAAAAAAGCCTCATTTGAGAATATGCCGCGTCATTAATTCATTCATGTTCGTTCCTTGCATAGCTGACATGCAGTGACGCGCGAGCCATCCAACCATCCCGGCAATGCTCCTTAAATCCCAGCATGTAACCCTCCGATGGCGTCGGACCCATGTCCGGACGGATTGCCTGCCATCGCTTGGTGCGCATCAGATTCCACCACACCTCAAACAACGCTTCCTCGTCTGTCATGTTTGTTCCGTTCTGTGCTGGGGAACGCTTCGATCATAGGTGACATGCAGAGATGCCCGCGCCTGCCAGCCTAGCCAGTAGTGTTCCTTGAATCCCATCATGTACTCGGGCGACGGTGCCTGCGCGCCTACGTCGGGGCGCTGCTTCATCCATCGCTCCGTGCGCATCAGGTTCCACCACACCTCGAAAAGGGCTTCTTCGTCGGTCATTCCGGCAAGCCTTTGACCAGATACCGGATCATCGCCTCGGCCTGTGTGTCGTCGAGCAGGTTCGTGCCGCACGGCTCGTGCCGCGCAGGCGGCTTCCCCCTGGCGGCGTTGTATTCAATGTTGTAGTACGGATTGAAGCTGATGCCAGCGTCGGGCCTGAAGTGTTCCGGCAGCCGCCATCCGAGGAAGCGATTGACCATGTGCTTGATTTGCTCGTCATTCATAGACTTACCTCACTTCGATTGCGGTGTTGCGCTGGGAACGATTCCAAGCGCGGCTCGAATGTCGGTCTTTGCTTTCTCGATGCCTGCCTTGTGGCCTTCCTGATAACCCATCATCCATACTGTTGCGACGCGGTACAGTTGGGTTGGAGTCATGCCTGCGGGCAATTCAAGGTGTGGGCCGTCCTTCCATGTCAGCACATCGGAAACGCCGTCTATATGGCTCTCAATACCCCGCGTGACGGTGTACCCGCATCGCCTCAGCCAATTGTCGTCTGGCTCACTCATCGACCTGTTTCCTGCGCTAGAACGCCGCTACCGAATTGCACGTTGCAATCGGGGCATTCAAGGATGCTGGCCTCGTCCCAATAGAACGCTTTGCATTGGGGGCACTTCCTGACGCCCGGATCAGCGCGGAAGGCCGCGCCCCAGTTGACCTCGCCATCTTCGTCAACAGCGTTTGCTAATGCGTCAGCGTTGAACGCATCCTGAAAGGCACCTGAGATGATCCGGGCGTGCTTCATGGCAGCTACCTCGTTAGGTGCTTGACGGCCCACATGACCGCTTCTTCGGTCTTGGTGAGCGCAATCGACAGTTCACGGCTCATGTGGGTTTGCTCGCCCACGCTCTTGATCAAGTCGTGCAGTTCTAGGCCCTTGTCCTTGATCGCCTGCATCAGCGCTTTCTCACCTTCCGACAGCACCCGATATTGGTGCCGCATGACGTTGTTCACCGTGCGAGCGTCGCTCGCGGAATCCACTGTTTCGACCATCATCGTCTCCTTCTGTTAAATCATCCGAGGGCTCGTGGAATATAGGCAGTCCGGATGTTTCGGTGTCGAAGAATAGGGCCTTCATGCGCGCCGACTCGCCAGAATCTTCTCCGCGTACACCTCGACGCCGGCGCCGATCAATGCGGCCGCATCGCCTTTCATCGACTTGACGAGCTTGCCGATTTTGACCTCGTCCGGCATCAGAAACGCCGCGTTGATCTTCGACGGATCCGTGATTCGGAAGGTCCAGTTCTCACGCTTCGTCGTGCCCACCACACTCTGCGTGTCCGCCTGGATGATCGGTGCGACAACCGAGGCGGCGCGCTCCTCGAACTGCGCAACTTTCGCCTCCGCGCGGGTCTCCACACGTTCGGCCTGCGCGCGCAACTTCGCCGCTTCTTCGGCTCGTCCCGCGGCGGCCGCTTCCTCGGCGGCGCGGCGCTTGGCGGCGGCCTCCTCATCGGCCTTGCGTTTGGCTTCATCGGCGATCGCCTGCAGACGCCGGCGCTCGGTTTCTGCCTCGGCCTCAGCCTTGCGCTGTGCCTCGAGGCGGATCCGCTCCTGCTCGTCATCCCAGGCGATGATCTTGCGATCCAGCGTTCGCTTCGCCTCCTCGAGCTTCGCGATCGGCGCGGCGAAGAAATCCATGATCGTCTTCTTCGCGACATCGATCGGGCGCGTGAGCGCCAGGCGCGCCTCGGTGAGGGTCTTGATCTTGGTGTTGAGCCGCGCGCGCGCCTCCTGCGCCTTCATCGAGTCCGACGCGGTGGCGATGGCGAACTCGGTCGCGTACGTGAGCGCCGTCATGGCCTCGGTGGCCGCATCCCCGTCAGGCTGCGGTATTTTCAAATCGACGAGATTGGTCTGCATGGTCGAATTTCCCCGGGTTGTGCTTGAGGTTGTGGCGATAGCAATTGAGGGCTGAGAGAAACAGGCTGAAATCCCCCGGGTCCTTCTGCTCGAAGAGCCGGTAGTCGCCAGGGGAGAGTTGAACGCAGAGGCGCCGGCGGGGCTTTTCCGCTGCGGCGTTCTGATAGGCGGCAAGCTGCGCACCCACGGTGCTGGGGACGACGCCGGACTTCAGATCCACCACCCAGGTGGTTCCCTTCCAGGTGCCGAACAGATCCGCGGTGCCGGCGTAGAGGAGCTTTCGATTGAACAGGCGCTGCTCGCTCGCGGTGACGGTAAAGCCGGTCTCGCCCAGGAAGCGCTTGTAGCCTTCCAGGTAGGGCATGAGGTGCGGATCGAGGGCCTCCTCATCGAGCTCGCCGCGGTTGTAGAGGTCGCAGGCCATATGCACATGCGTGCCGAACACCTGCGCGGCCTTGAGCACCTCCCAGGGCACGCCCTGCAGGTGCTGGAGTTGCTCGAGGACGGCCGTCACGCCCGGCACGCGCTTGCCCGCGTGCCAGTACGTGTGGGTCTCGGCCTCGAAGAGCAGCTCGCTCATCAGCTGGCGCTCGCTTCGTCGATCCAGAGCTTCGCGGCCTCGTAGGCGCTGGCCGGCAGATCTTCAACGGAGCCGATCTCGAACTTCGCGCACAACGCGTTGAGCTCGATCCCTTCGGCATCGCAGCGATCGCGGAGGTGAATTCCCTGATCGGTGCTGATCACCTGGACCGCCGGCGGCTT